TAAATGAAAATATATAAAGAATATGTCGAAAATGTTTTAAATGGTACTATAGTTACTGGTTTAAATATTCAATTAGCTTGTAAACGGTTTAAATCCGATTTAGAAAGAGATGATTTAGAATTTAGAGAAGCTAAAGTAGATAGAGCTATTCAATTTATTGGAAGTCTAAAACATTTTACTGGTAAACATTCTGGACAACCTTTTATTCTGGAAGGCTGGCAACAATTTATAATAGCTAATATTATTGGCTTCTATTGAAAAGAAACTAAAACCCGTAGATTTTCCAGTTCTTACATAGAAGTAAGTAGGAAACAAGGGAAAACAGCACTGGCGGCTGCATTATGTTTATACTATCTAATAGCAGATGGTGAAGATGGTGCAGAAGTTCTATTAGCTGCAAATAGTAAAGAACAAGCCAAAATAGCATTTGATATGTGCTCTAATTTTGTTAAGGGTTTTGATCCTAAAGCAATATATTTAACCTCCTATAGAGCAGATATAAAATTCAAACAAACAAATAGTATTTTAAAAGTATTAGCCGCTGATGATTCAAAATTAGACGGCTTTAATGCATCATTTGGTTTACTAGATGAATATCACGCAGCACCCACCAGCAAAGTTAGAGATGTTATAAAATCCAGTCAAGGAATGCGAGAAAACCCGCATTTGTGTACAATAACTACTGCTGGTTTTAATAAATCATTACCCTGTTATCAATTAAGAACAGTTTCAATTGAAGTATTAAATGATTTAAAAATAGATGATTCTATGTTTATAGCTATCTTTTCTTTAGATGTTAATGATGATTGGACTGATGAAAATAACTGAATTAAATGTAATCCTAATTTAAATGTAACGGTTACTACTAAATATATAAAAGAACAGGTACAACAAGCTAAAAACAACCCATCAGAAGAAACGGGTGTAAAAACTAAAACTTTAAATCTTTGGTGTGATTCTGAAAATGTATGATTACCAGATGACTATATTTTAAAGTGCAGTAAAGCAATAGATTTGAATGATTTTAAAGATTCAGATTGTTATGTGGGTGTTGATTTAGGTGTTGTTTCAGATTTAACTGCTGTATCATATCTAATTGTAGAAGATAATAAATACTACTTCAAAACTCATTACTACCTACCAGAATCTGCATTAACTGAAAAAGCAGGTAAAGAACAATATAAACTGTGAAGAAGAAGCGGTGAACTAACAGTAACTGCTGGTAATGTAACTGATTATGATTATATCACTACTGATTTAATGAAATATTCTGAAATAGTTAATATTCAATCTGTTGGATATGACAAATACAATTCTACACAGTGGGCTATAGATGCAACTGCAAAAGGATTACCATTAGAACCATACTCACAAAGTTTAGCAAATTTCAATAAACCCACTAAAGAACTGGAAAGATTAATTTTATCTGGTAAAGCGGTAATTGATAACAATGAAATTAATAGATTTTGTTTTAAAAATATAGTACTTAAATCAGATCACAACGGTAATGTTAAACCAGTAAAACAAATTGACAAAAATAAAATAGATGGGGTAATTACAATGATACAATCATTGGGTATGTTTTTAGAGATCCCACATTATACAAACGAAATATTAATAATATAAAATGAGTTGATTTACAAGAAAAAAGCAACAACCAGTAGTAGAAGTTAGAAGTGGATTTATTGATTCATTAATGTATAATTCACAAGGTGGTTATACTACTGATAGAGCAATGTTATTACCTGCTGTTTATAGATGTGTTGATGTAATTAGTGATTCAGTTGCACAACTACCTTTAGAACCATATTTAATTGACAGTGCTGGTTATAAATCTAAATTTACAGCACATCCAACATACAGACTTTTAAACAGTGAACCTAATTCCAATATGAGTAGGTTTACTTTTATGAAAACTTTAATTACAAGTGTTCTTTTAAGAGGTAATGGATATGCATATATTGAAAGAGATAAACAAGGTAATGTTACAGCTTTACATTATGTAGATACAAATTTTGTAACAGTTGTACCATCTGATATTACTAGCATAAATACTAATATTAGATATTCAGTTGTAGGTGTAAATAATTTAGTTGAATCTATTAATATGATTCATATACTGAATTTTAGTTATGATGGTATTCACGGAATTAGCACATTAGAACACGCACGAAAAACTTTAGGACTGGCTACAGATTCAGAAGCACACGCCGCTGGATTTTTTAAAGGTGGTGCTAATGTTGCAGGTATATTAAAAGTACAAGGAACATTAACACAAAAACAAAAACAGGATATAAAATCTAGCTGGCAAACATCATTTACACCTGCAACGGGTACACCAAACGGTGTAGCAATTGTAGAAGGTAATATGGATTTTCAACCTATAACAGTTAATCCATCAGATGCACAACTTTTAGAAACCAGAGAATTTAATGTAATTGATGTTTGTAGATTTTTTGGTGTTTCACCAGTTAAAGCGTTTGATTTTTCTAAAAGCAGTTATTCAACTGTTGAAGCTACACAATTAGCATTCCTTACAGATACACTTTCACCTTTATTAGAAAAGATAGAACTGGAATTAGAACGTAAATTATATAAACCTTCTGAAAGGGATAATATAGATGTTCGGTTTGATACTTCTGTTTTATTGAGAGCAGATATTAAAAGTCAAGCAGAGTATTATAATACACTGTTTCAAATTGGTGCAATAACACCTAATGAAATTAGAAAAGCTTTAGATTTACCTGCTTTACCAGATGGCAATAATAGCTTTGTACAGGTTAATGTTATGACATTACAAAATGCAGTAAAAGAAACACAAAACGAAAAAACAAATACAGAAAATGAAGGAATTAAGAAACAGTAGTTGAGAAGTAAGAGCAACAGAAGATAGTAGAACTGTAGAAGGTTATGCTTTAAAATTCAATAAAGAATCTAATGATTTAGGTGGATTTAATGAGATGATACAACCAGAAGCATTAGATGGAATATTAGTAAAATCTGATATACTTTGTTTACTAAATCACAATGAAGATAGAGGTGTTTTAGCACGTTCTAAATTTGGTGCTGGTTCATTAAATTTAGAAGTAGATGCTGAAGGTTTAAAATATAGATTTACAGCACCACAAACTGCTTTAGGTGATGAACTTTTAGAAGGTTTAAAAAGGGGTGATATTAGTACATCTAGTTTCGCTTTTACTATTGATAGTGACGTTTGGGAAAAAAGAAGTAATGGAACTTGTTTGAGAAAGATTACTAAGTTTAAAGAATTGTTTGATGTTTCACCAGTATATAAAGAAGCATATCCAGATACAACTGTTGCATTAAGAAGTATGCAAGAATTTATAAAAGAACCAGAAGTAGTAGAAGATTTAAAAGAATATTTTGAAATATTAAAAAATAAAATTAACTAAATGAAAAACACACTTGCTAGACGATAAGGAACAACTAAAGAAAAGAGCACAAGAAATTGTATCTGGTGCTGAAAAAGAAGTTAGAAAAATGAATGAAGTAGAAGATACTGAATTTGATAGTATAACTAAACAATTAGCAGAAAAAGATTTAGAGATTAGAAAGATTGAAGAAGATAACAAAAGAAATTTAAATACAGTAACAAAACAAACAAACAAAACTATGAAAGAATTTTCATTATTGAAAGCTATTAATGATTTAGCTAATAACAAACCATTAGACGAAAGAGCACAAGAAGTAACAGAAGCTGGTATTGCAGAATTTCGCAAATCTGGACAAAACTTTGCTGGTCAACTTGTATTACCAATGGAATCTAGGGGTACAATTTCAGCAGTTACAGCAAATTCTGGACTTGAAGTAATTGCAACCGATAAACTAGGGATCTTAGAACCACTTAGAGCTAATTTAGTATTAGTACAAGCTGGTGCAACTTATTTATCTGGTTTAACTGGTAATGTATCTATTCCAGCTTATTCTGGAAGTAATGCACTATGAGAAGGTGAAACCGATACAGCAGAAGATGGTGCAGGTGCATTTTCACAAGTCGATTTAGCACCTAAAAGAATAACCACTTTTATAGATGTATCCAAACAATTTTTAATTCAGGAATCATCTAGTGCTGAAACTATGTTGATGAAAGATATTGTTAAAGCAGTTTCTAATAAATTAGAAGCTACAATTTTTGGTACAGCAGTTGGTTCAAACACACAACCAGCAGGTATTTTAAACGGTGTAGTTGCTGATACAGTAGCACCTACTTATATAGAATTGGTTTCAATGGAAACAGCATTAGAAAATGCTAATGTTACTGGAAACAAAGTATTTATTGTTTCACCATCTGCAAAAGGGGAATTAAAAACCACTTTAAAAGCTTCTGGTGTAGCAGCTGGTTATTTAATGGAAGGTAATGATATTAACGGATATAACACTTTGTCAACTTCTGCTGTACCTTCTAAGGGTGTAATCTTTGGATGTTTTGAAGATTTTGTTATTGGACAATGGGGTGGAATTGATTTGACAGTTGATCCTTATACACAAGCTTCTAATGGTAAAGTAAGAATTGTAATTAATGCATTCTTTGATGCTAAACCTCGTAGAGCTGGTTCATTTGTAAAAGCAATTTTAGCATAATAAATAGAGTATGTATTTAACACTAACACAAGCAAAACAGCATTTAAATTTAGATGTTGATTTTATAGATGATGATGATTACATCACATCTTTAATGCAAGTTGCAGAAGCATCTGTTGAATTACATATTAATCAAAAATTAATTGATGTTGTGGCAGTTAATGGTGAGGTTTTACCCTTGCCATTAATGCACGCAATGCTTTTAATGGTAGGCAATTTATATGCAAACAGGGAAATAGTAAGTTTTTCAATGAAAACTTTAGAAATACCTTTTAATTATAGATACTTACTAAATTTTTATCAAAACTATTCAAACTAAGTTACTATGATAGCAGCAGGAACATTATTATATAGATTGACATTTAAAGAAATTCAAAACGTTCAAAGTGATTCAGGTGCAGTAACTAAAACAACTGTAGAATTATTTAAATGCAGAGCAGCAAAAGTTAGAAATACTGGTAAATATGTTGTTGATGCTAAAGAATTATTTCATAGTAATTCATTAGATTTTAAAATCAGATTCAACAAATTATTGAATGATAATTTAATTGTTCAATATGAAAATGATGATTATAATATAACTTCTTTTGATAGAAATTTATTTGATAATACTGTAAATATCACAATTGAAAAAATTAATGAATAATGGAAGTCCAAACTACTTTATTAGATTTTGACAGAGTTTATAAATTGATTGATGGGTTATCTGATATAGATAAAGATAAATCAATACAAGCAGGTTTAAGGGCTGCAACTAATGTATTTATTAATGCAGGTAGAACTAATTTAAAAGTTAGAATGAAAGATAAAAAAGGTGATTCTGGTAATTTATTAAAGTCTTTCAAAAGCAAATTAAAAAGTAATTCATTAGGTGCTTTGGCTGGATTTAATCAATTAGGTATGCACGCACATCTTTTAGATTTAGGCACGCAAGAAAGAACAACATCAAAAGGTTATAACAGGGGAAAAGTTACAGGAAATAGTTTCTGGACTGATGCAATAAACAGTAATGAAAATACTGCATTAAATAAAGTCTATGAAGGTATTGAAAACGGAATAAATAAAATATTAATGAGAAATTAAGATGATAAACACATTTACCAAATTCAGTATCACAACTGATATTAGAAAACTATTAATTGAAAATGTAGATTTAAACACTATCATTAATAATAACATATTTCCTATTGTAGCACCAGAAGGAACAACAGCAGATTTTATAATTTATTACCGGGATAAGTACGGTAAAGAATATACAAACTTTGGAGTATCTAATGAAAATTGTGCAGTTTGAATATGTGCAGTTAGTAGTAATTACGATACTTCACAACAATTAGCAGAACTAATTAATGATTCAATAGAGGGTAAACATTATAATGTTGATGGCTATCTATATGAATGCAGATTAAAAGATTCAACAGAAGATTTTACAGATAAAAAATATATCCAAATACTTGTATTTGAGATTAAATAATTAATAATAGAACAAAATAAATAAATAATATGGCAACTTCATATAATTCAAATACGGATTTAGTAAACGGTAATAACCTAATGTTATTCGTTGGAACAGCACCAATTGCTTTTGCAAAAACTTGTGATTTATCAATAAGTTCAGCATCAATTGATACTACTAACAAAATGTCAGGAAATTGAAAAGCTGTTTTAGCTGGTCAAATATCTTATACAATTTCATCTGATTTTTTATATACTACAGTAGCAGGTGATACTTCTTTTAATACACTTTTAGCTTCTCAATTAGCAGGTACAAGCATTAGTTTCACAATTGGTTTAGCAGATCCTACAACTTTTGCTTTAACTGGAACTGGTTTATATACAGGTACAGCAAATATTACTTCTTTAACTATGAAAGCAGAAGATAACGCTATTGTTTCTTGTTCAGTATCTTTAGAAGGTTCAGGTGCTTTAGTAAAAGTAGCAACAGTATAATAAAAATAAATAGATCAATAAATAAAGGCGGTGGATTAGTTTACCGCCTTTTATTTTAAAATCAAATTGATACATAAGAAAATGAATATAAAATTAAATATTAAAAGTATTATCAAATTTGAGCAATTCACTAACAAATCATTTAATGAAATTGATTATACAAATACAGATGATTTAATGAAATTATTGTACTGTATAGTTTTATCAAATAATACAGAATCATTTACTTATGATGAGTTTATAGAACTATCAAATAGTAAGAAAATCAGTAAAGAAATTTCAGATAAATTCAATAAAGAAATTAAAATAATTGAATTATTTGCAAGTAAAGAAGTAAAAGAAGAAACTACAGAACAAACTGAAAAGGGAACATTATATATAAAAGATATAGTTGCACTACTAATTGTAAACACTGGAATAGATGCAAATTATGTAATGAATGAAATGAATATTAATGATATTTCTTTATATATGACTGCTTACAATAACAAGGTAAAGGAACAAATGGAAAGTAGTAGATTATGAACTTATTTATCTATTCTACCTCATATAGATTCATCAAAAATAAATAGTCCTTCAAAATTATATGTTTTCCCTTGGGAAACAGAACAACAAGAATTACAGGACAAAACAGAATTAAATAATATGGCTAAAGAACTACCTGAATTATTTAAATCAAGTGCAGAATTAATAGAAAGAATCAACAAACAAAAACTACAATAAGATGGCAAATAATTTAAGCTTTGCAGTAGCAATTAATTTGCTAACAGAAAATTTTAAAAAAGGTACACAAGAAATAAAAAACAGTTTCAATAACATTAAAATGCAAGCTATTGAATTAGCTGGTGTTTTGGGTGCAGGGCTTGGATTAAGTCAATTAGTTACAAAAATGATTGATGTTGCAAAGGAATCTGAAAATGTACAACGTGCTTTAAAAGTTGCTTCTGGTTCTGCTTGAGAATATGGTGAAAACCAAAAGTATTTAATGGAAATATCTGATAAATACGGTTTATCATTAAATGATTTGACTGGTAGTTATGCAAGGTTTACAGCATCTGCAAAAGTTAGTAATATATCAGTAAAAGATCAACAAAAATTATTCACTGGCTTAAATGCTGCAATGGTTGCAGGTGGTGTTACAGGTGATAAAAAAACAGAGGTTTTTGATTCAATGTCAAAAATGATGCAAAAGGGAACAATACAATTAAGACCTTTAATTTCTGGTTTAGGTTCTGCTTTACCACAAGCGTTAACTTTAATGGCTCAAAGTATGGGTGTTTCAGTTGACCAATTAAAGGATATGGCTAAACACGGTCAATTGTTAGCTAGTGATGTTTTTCCTAAACTTGGTACGGTTTTAAATGATACTTTTAATAATGTAGATACAAATACAATTGAAGGTGCAACAAATAGAATAGGTAATTCTTTTGAAGAGCTTACTAAAAAATTAAACACTGGTGATTTATATAAAGGATTATTGAATGGTGCTAGTGATACATTTAAATGAATTATAGACAACTTTAAAACTGTAGGTGATGCAATTGTAAATGTAGTAACAACAGTTATTTTAGGTAAAGCTTTTAGTGGTATTAAAACTGGTTATTTAAGTATTCAAGCAGCAGCAGAAGCATCATATATTAAACAAGCAATAGCAGCTGAAAAAGCAGCAGTAGCACAAGAATTAGAAAATACTACATTATCTGCAAAATCACAAAAAAGGTATTTAGCTGAAAGTTTAGCAGC